ACCCGCTTCGAGAGTATCAACATTTTGCGTAGGAAACTTTGAAGGATTCCACACTGAGAAAATTCGTTCCCAGTTTTGGGCAATACCAGCAGCTTTCAACGCACGACCAATCTTGGTGTTACCTTTGAGTTTCTGTCCTTGGTATTCGTAAAGATTTACCCAAGCAAAACCACACATACCCCAACCATTGTTTGGGAAGTATTTGTTTTCGAATTCCGAAGCTGCCTCATAAGCGGCGGTCTGAGCTTCGGTCATCATCTGAGAAATTTGAGAAACGTTCATAATATATCTCCTATCGGATTAAAGGTAAAGGGGGCCAGTCCACTGAATGGTGTAACCACCATCAACGATGTTACCACGGGCAGCGTTCCGAGCGGGAGCAGCCCAACCAGCAGCTTTCAAGATATCACCCTTGCGGAATTTTTTGTCATTTTCAGTGTTGACAATAAACCCCCAAACGGAGCCACCAGTAATTACTTTGATGTACTTGTTACCAAGTTTATAGTCAACATTATCATTAAAATCTGCAATCATTTGCTTGTTGATTTCAGTAAGTTCACCATCAGTATCAAGTTTTCTACGAGCACAACGAGTAGTCCACTCAAAGTAGTCTTTCTTGATGTTCTCTAAAAGGGTTTCCATCTGTTCGTTCATAATTTATCCTCTATCAATCAACCTTACATATATAATAATAAGGTATTTGAACCCAATTGTCAAGCCTTTTCGAAAAAAAGATTTCCTTTAAAATCAATGACTTATGATTTTTTTTGATCTTTTTTTAAGTTATTGATTTTAAACAAAAAAAAGTCCTTGTTTTTCAAGGACTTATAATTTTTTTATTTTTTATCTATTTATCGAAGGCGATAATTGGTGTATACTTCGATTGCATCACCTACATTATATCGTGTTCCAGTTCTCTGGCGAACCAGAGTACCATTCACATCTACTGTTACAAAGTAGTGAGTAATAAAGGTTTCTTGCTGATGTGTGTAGGTAGTAAAACAACGGTTTTGAATCTGAGTTGAAACAACTCCACCAGGCTGATACACATTACCATAAGTGTTTGGCATTTGTTGACTTCCTATAAGTCCACCAATAACAGCACCTACATTGCGGTTATGTTTTCTGGCATCACCTCTACCGATCTGATGTCCGATAATACCACCAATGATAGCACCACCAAGAATATTACCAGTGTTATTATTTACAATACCACCACCACTATAAATGGTTCCACCATTATAGACAGGAACTTGATATTCACTACAAACTTGTTGCGGTACTCTGTTTACTTGTGTACCATAAATCGGGTCGACTTGTACAACCGTACCAATAGCACTCTGTGCATTTACTGACGGAGCAGTAAAGAGTGCAACTAATGCAACAACTGCGGAGAAGATTTTAAACTTGTTCATATCTTTTTCCTCTAAAAGTTATCATTCGTATATATGATACGACATTATAATATATATGTCAAGCACTTTTTACTCATTTCTGAGAGATTTTTTCTCTAAACTCAATTTATCCCTCTAATTGTTTACGTTTGTAATCATTGATTGCGGCTTTAATTGCATCTTCTGCTAGTACCGAGCAGTGGATCTTGACTGGCGGGAGTGCGAGTTCTTCTGCAAGTTGAGTGTTTTTGATTGTGAATGCTTGTTCGATTGTTTGTCCTTTGACCCATTCTGTGAGGAGACTACTCGAAGCAATTGCAGACCCGCACCCATACGTTTTAAACTTAGCATCTTCTATGACTCCCTCGCCATTAACTTTAATTTGCAACCGCATGACATCGCCACAAGCGGGTGCGCCAACCATTCCCGTACCTACAGCGACATCCGTGTCGTCCATCCTCCCTACATTTCTAGGGTTTTCATAATGATCTAGTACTTGTTCACTATAAGCCATAGTTTATCTCCTGTCAAACTGTAAAGGATTCGCCACAACCACACTTAGATTTCTCATTGGGGTTATCAAATTCAAATCCTTCGTTAAGACCCTTCTTAACATAATCGAGAACAACCCCTTCGAATAGATGAGTGTACTTAGGGTCAACTTGAATAATTTCATCTTGGTTGTCAGCATATTCTAGATGATAAGCATACCCAGAGCATCCGGTCGTTTTGACCGTTACTAACACTCCGCCATTCGAATTTCTTCCATCTAAAAAGTATTGTATTTTTTCTCTAGCTTTATTTGTTAGTTTCATTAGTCCGCCGACTCGACTCCTTTGTCTACATCTATTTAGTCTTGGATTTTTTCTTTAAATCTTTCGTTCATAATCTATTGCCTCCAACGGTTCAAAACTTTCATCGATGTACATCATATCGTACTGTGACGGATAGTGTTTCAACAATCGACTTGCTTCTTCACGCACAGCCTTGGGAATACGGGGATATTTCTTGGGGTTACGCAGATCCAGCAGAAATCGTTCTGTTCGTAATACTGCTTGTGTTCTTTCACTGGGCATTGTCATATTACTTCTCCAATATCGACAAACAAACCTTCTGCACCACGATCCATGATTCGTTTCACAGTCAAAGGTTCTTGTTCAGTTCCTTCGTGAATCTCGTCCCAGTAGATTTTACTTCCGATGGCAACGTATGGCCCACCGCTTGGATCGAACATACCAAGGTCGTTAAGGTCGATTCCTTCTTGACCTTCTTTACCACCGAAACGCATATACTTCATATCTTCTTCTGACATATTAAAGCGATAAAGATCGTCATCATACTTGACGTAACTATATTCTACACCGTATCTATTTTTCATAACTAAACCTCAATCCCAAAGTGACTCATAGTATTTACCAAATAATCTAAAACCATTAGATATTCTTTCTTGATACTTTTTCAAACCTTCTTGGTCAAATTTACAAGGGCTCTCACCACGAACCCATTCGTAAAGTTCGTAATCTTCCATATCACCGTGTTCGTCTGGAAATATACGAAGTTGAGCGGGCCCGACTCCTTTGAACTCAAATGCTTTGAACTCAAATGTTACTTCTTCATCATCAGCGAAGTATCGATCTTGCCAAGAATCATCTACTTTATTTTCAAAAGCAAATATCATCTCGTTCATTACCCAATCCCAGCGTTCAAAAAACTTTTCGTCAGTTTCGCCATTTTTAGTGTATACTGTTAGTTCTTTCTTAGTAGGACGCAACTCTGTAGGAACATCTTCGGGGTACACATACGGAGCACCCTGCTTGGTTAGTTTGAGTTGCTTGAGCATTGGCAAGATAATATATGCAAGAGTGTGATCCATGCTCCAAGTATCCCACTTGTGGATAGTAATCTGTGTACCTATTTGATTTATTTCATCTGGATGGGGTATGTCAATTTTCATCATCTACCTATAAATTTGGTGGGTGGGGATGGATTCGAACCAACTCAACTTTCGTGTCAGATTTACAGTCTGATGCGACTCACCATCTTCGCCGCCCACCCATTGTTTGGTAGCCGCAGCCGGACTCGAACCGGCACGGCCGTTACAGCCTACGGATTTTAAGTCCGTTATGTCTACCAATTCCATCATGCGGCCAAGCAATCAAGTACGCATACTTTCTGCGAACTCAGCTGCTTTATTTTCGTCAATAAAAAACTTTTTAGTGACTACTGGTTTGCCATTTCGTGACCATTTACTATTAAATTCGGTCACTTTTACTTCAAAACCATAGATATGGTTGTGATGAACGATTGGGTTCACCTTTGAAATGGACTTATAATCTTTTGAATACTTTTTCATAGCTCCACCATGTCGTTATAAGTTTGATACTCTTTTTCTTTAAAGTTTTCAATTTCTTCCATAAGTAACATCATTCTGTTTTCAACAAAATAGTTGAATACTTTAGTCATATTACCTTTTGGAGTTTTAGTGAACTTGTTAAGAATTTTAGCCTTAAGTTCTTCTGGAACTTTAGACAAATCTACAAGCGCTTCGTTTCTTTTCCAATATTTAATCATGTTTGCATCGCAAAAATCCTCTGGTTCTCTACTCATATCTAACCAACCACCAAGATTCTTTTTGGTGATAGGTCGTTGGCGGCGGTTTTCTACGAAAACCTCATCTTCCGAAAGAAAGTTTGGAATGCCGTCTGACTTATCTCCACGAATAATGTGTTCTCGAAGATATTTTGTCGGATCGTACTCCTTAAGAAACTTCTTAAGAATAGGACTATACTGAGAAACATTTGGATATTTCTGCAACTGTTTAAAATCCTTATCACTAGATATGATTAGAATCTTTTCGCATGGAGCATATTTTTCTACAATCACCGCAATGATGTCATCCGCCTCTGCACGTTCCTCTTCAATACACTTATAAGGAAAATGTTCACGCAATTCACGTTTGACTTCATGCATTGTGTTGAAGATTAACCCCCAATCAACACCAGAATCCTCTCGTTCTTTCTTTCTAGAAAACTTATAAAATGGAAAAATATCCTTTCTCCAATAGTTTCTGTTGTCACAACAAATAACTATATTACCATACTCTCCCGAAAACTTTTTCTTTATGTTTACGATAGAATTCAGAATCATATGGCGTATAAGCCCATCGTCTATATCATCAGTATTTTTTCCAACTTGTGTCATTAGATTGGAAATAATAACCTGACTTAAATCTATTAAAATCATAGTTCTATAACCTGTTTTGTTTTAATTACTCTTAATAATACCAGTACACTCGTTCAATGTCAAGCAGTTTTTAAAACAAACCATTCGGGTATTGGTCTTTTACTCCACACCATCTTGAATCTTTCCTGTTTAGTCTGGTAGAATGCACGATATGATTCTACTACATCTGACATCATACATTCTGGATTAGACTTCATAGCAAGAGGTTGTTGTGTTTTGTAACCAACAGGAATATTTTTTGGGGGTGATGCAAGAATTTCTCTTAACCGCAAATCTGCACCATGTTTCCTTCCATATCTAAACTCATACTCATCACACAATGCACAAAAGTGTACATAGTGCCAATTGTAGTTGTTATTAGATTGCATAGTCCACATAGTAGAAGGATGTTTGTGATGTACCGCTTTATACAACACATTCTCCAAATTACTATCTGGATGCACCCAATAGTCAATCATTCTTTTACCAGACTTAGATGGGCGTTTTTCTACATAACCATCCAGTATACGATGTGCAGTTGACAACATCTGTGCAGATTCTGTAGGCATCTTTACAACATGTTTATCGCACTGCTCGATTGCAGAAACTATAGGGTCTCTATTGAGAACAAAAATATTCATGTGTCCCTCATTTGTTTTAATAACTACCAATATATAGTAGCGTCAAACAAATGTCAATAGGTTTTTTTGAAATAAGTGAATTATATTGAAGTAGAATACTTGCATATGAAATAAGAATCCACTACATCTGATATAGGATTTCCTATTTTTTCTGATTTTTGTGAAAATTCTTCTATAAGGTTTCTTGATGTTTCATTGAAAAATGATTCATACATCAATTCTTTTTTTGCATTTCCTTTACCAGTTGCAAATTTTTTTATTTGAGTTGGTGCAACCAAAGTTAACTTAATGTCTGATTGCCACATTTTGTATTTTAAAAGTCCACAGTTTTCTGCAATATGGAAAACCTTTCCAGTAGAACCATAACTATAATCCTCAAGAAATACTTCTTCAATCTTATGAGAAATTAAAATATCCATTGCCCAGTCAGATATAAAATCATACCTTTCTTCGGGCGTGACAAAGTTGGACAAATTTTTTTGTCCATCTAAATTTTTGTAGTTATAATCTGAAAATTTTTTCGTGTTTGATAAAAAATATATTTTACAATCATCAAATTTTATTTTTTCAATCTCTCCCTCATATACACATACAGAGGGAGAGGTTAAACTATAATCAATTCCTGCTATTCTTCGAATTCTTCCCATTCATCTTTATCCATATAGTCATCCTCTTCTTCTATATTTATATAGTCTTCTAGAGGTTCACCACAGACTGGACAAAAACGAATTTGTTCGGAATTATGGGTTTCTATTGTATATTCTCCAGCACATAAATTACAGCCTATTTTTTTCATTTATTATTCCTCTATGCTGAGTATGCTTCTTCCCAAGTTCCTTTCAACCCCGCTACTTCATATTCAGTCACACGATTCTCAAAAAAGTTCGTGTGATCTGCACCATTAAGAACCCACTCCAACCAAGGAAGAGGATTTTCCTTTACTTTAAAATTGGTTTTCAGGCCTAGCTGAAGAAGTCTTCTATCTGTTATATATCTAATATAATTTTTTACATCACTTGAACTAAGTCCATCTATTTCACCAAGATTATAGGCAAGGTCAATAAATTTATCTTCAAGTTCAACTGACATTCTTGCCATTTCATAAATTTCTTTTTTGAAAGAATCATCAACAATTCTGGAATGTTCGTTGCAGTATGTTCTAAAAAGTTTTGCAACCCCCTCAACATGCATGGATTCGTCACGAATACTCCACTCAACAACTTTACCCATACCTTTCATCTTACCATAGCGCTGGAAGTTAAGAAGCATAACAAATGAAGCGAATAATGCAACACCCTCATTAAATACTGCCTTTGCAAGAGATAATCCCAAACCTCTAACCGTAGATGGGTCAGAAGATGTCATGAATTCAACCTTATCTGTCATTTCATCATATTCTAAAAAGGCATGATATTCACTATCTGGAAGTCCAAGAGTATCATTAAGTAAAGCATACGCACGCTGGTGAGTACCTTCTCTTGTTGCAAACGAACCTAACATATTACGAACTTCATTATTTTTAAACTTTGGAATAAATTGCTCAAAGTAATTTTTTCCAACCTCAACATCAGATTGGGTGAAAAGTCTCAGGATATTTGTAATATAATCTTTTTCAATTTCTGTAACT